CAATCTTAACAGAAGTAGAAGTGCCTGGGACTAATTTATTTAAAACAGCTGGTATTGTAGTTTCTTGATTTACTTTATAATACTTATCACCTATTTTTGTATAAATAGATTTCATATATCTATTTCCTTTCTTCGTTAATTAAAATATGGTTTTGAATAACTTCAAGAGAACATATAAATCTCTTGAAGTTATTCTGTATTATTAAATTTTAAACATCAATCCACAACCTGCTACTATTCTAACAGCATTGTTAAAATCATCACCTTCTAGTGGACCAACTACAACTGTATCTTCCTCATCATTTACAATAATCTCTAAATTATATTCATTTAACATTTCTGTTACTCTATCCAAAGTATCCTTATGAACTATAAGCTCTATAAATCTACCATTTGGATTTTCTGATACCTCGTTATTAAGAGATTTAGTTTCTTTTTTAATTTCTTCTACAACAGGAGTTTCTATAGGAGCAGATTCTTCAGCAAATTCGTTCTCTACTGTAGTAGATTCCTCTGTTTCTGGAGATTCTACAGATTCTTCTATATTCTCAGTATTTTCTACTGTAGTATTTATATCCTGATTCTTTTTATTATCTTTCTTAGCCATTTTACAAAATTATCCTTTCTTATTTATTTTGTATTTAAAGCATCTATAGTATCTATAAATTTCTTAGCGTCAACATCATGCCCAGTAATTTCTAATATTTTAGTCATTATTCTATTTAATAATTTTATTTTAGTATTTGTATCTGTTACAATCTTACCAAAATTACCCTGTGTATAATTAGATATATATCCAACAATCTCAGCTTTTGTATGTAACTCTGGGTCTAACGCTTTTTCATATCCAGTTCTTTTCATGTCTTTTACAGCATTACGAGCTCGAGCAAAAAAATCCGATGATGCTTTTTGTGCATCCATATCAGCTTTAATAAATTTATCTATATTAGTCTTAATAAATATGATAGCTGTTGCAAATGTAATAACTGCTCCAATATTCTGAAGTTTAGTTATTGATCCATTCTTATTTGATATAAAATCATCAAATTTATTTTTGAATGCTTCCACTTTTCCTCTTAAGGTTTTGGCATCTACTTCTTTTTTCTTAGCATCTTCTAATATCTGATTATATGCTTTTTCTACTTCAGCTAAATTCTTTATATCCATAACAGATAAATTACCAGCATCTATTTCAGCAATTACCTTATTTGCTATTTCAGGATTATCTTTTTTAATCATATCCAGTTTCTTTTCTACTGGAGCTAATTTATAAAATACATCTTTAATAGCTCTAATAATTTTACTTATTAATTCTTGTATTTTTTTAAATACGGCTAAAATAACTTCACCTATTTTATCAAATATACCAGAACTTTTCTTTTCTAATACTTTTTCATCTTCTCCTTCAATGAATAATCCAACAGCTTCATTCATCATCTGATTTTCACTCTCAGTAATATAATCATTGATTAGAGATTTGATAGTATCATTACTTTCTTTAATGATATTAAAAATAGCATTTATATCATCATTTACCCTAATAGGCTTAATTGTATTATTAACAAATGATACACTAATCATTTATCTTCTTACCTTTCATTTTATTAGTTTAAAACTTTGTTTTTAGTGGGTATTTTCTATGTTCCCGTAATTTCTTTTTTTTTTGTTATATATTATTTCTTAGTAATAATAAAATCGTTTCATAAGAAAGGAGTAACAAATGAAATATGGAATGATTGATAGGATTAAATTCCTATGGAGTTGTACTAAGGGTTATAGATGTAGATTACTGATAATCTATATTCTAAGTTTAGTAGACAGTTTCTCAGACAGTGTTAGAAACATTGTCTTTGCAATGGCTGTCAGTACTTTAGTAAGTGGTAAACCGTTTACTGAAGTATTAAAAATATATGGTATCCAAACCATAGTGATATTATCATTTGCATTTATCGCAATGATTTATTACAAGCATCTTTGCAAAGTAGAAGGCTCGATAAAAGCCAAACTACAACAAGAGATAATGTCTAAGATACTGAAGTCGAGTATAGATTTCAGTGAAAAGAACGATGCTGGTATAGTTCAGCAAAATATGGATAGTGTCATGAATATGATATTTGATGTATTTGTAGATTTTATACCAACCATATTTTACAATATAAGCACTGTAATTATATCAATGGTTGTATTAATTAGAGTAAGCATATTTTTAGGGTTGTTAATCTTGATAGTAATCCCTGTATTTATACTTATTCAAAAGACTTTGGGGACTACTTTCGATTCACTCATTCGTGAAAGAAATAGGACCTTTAAGAAGTTATTAAGTATTGTATCTAATACATTTGCTATGGCAACATTTATCAAAAGCCATGGTAATGCTGATACAATACTTAAGAATACCAATGAGATATTCATTACCGATGGTGATAATAAAGCAAAAGCATTTGCTGAAGTTAACTCGGTAAACGAGCTGATGAATATTATATTGGTTATGTTCCGTAGTATTATTGATATTGGTGGGGCATATCTGTTGAGTAATGGCATGATTGGTATTGGTACATTTACACTGATACATAATTATGCTAAAGACACATTCAAATCTATCAGGAATACCCTTAAAGCATTTGCTAGATTGGGCAATACTTTGAGTACATTAGATATGATAATAGATTTAATTAATACCCCATATGAAAAAAGTGGGTCTGTTGATTTAGATGATATCGATAGTATTGAATTTGAGAATGTTAGTTTCTCATATGATAAGAAAAATATTATCGATGGATTATCATGTACTCTTAGCAGAGGTAAGAAGTATGCCTTTGTAGGATATTCGGGATGTGGTAAATCAACAATATTATCACTTGTAAATGGTATCAGAAGAGCAACATCTGGTATCATCAGAATAAATAATATTGCTATGGATTACATTAATCAGTCTACTTATAGACAAATGATTGGGGTAGTACCACAAAATGGGCTAGTCTTTAATGGTACTATTAGAGATAATATTACCTATGGTTGCGAGAATATATCTGATAGTGATATATGGGAAGCAATCGAAAAGGCTAATCTTACAGAATTTATACAATCTCTTCCTGATAAGTTAGATACTACTATTGGAGAGAACGGTATGAAATTATCTGGTGGGCAACGTCAGAGAATTACTATTGCTCGAGCATTTATAAGAAAGCCACAGCTTCTTATATTTGACGAGGCAACTTCTGCATTGGATAATAAATCTGAGGCAGAAGTTCAGAAAGCTATTGATAATATCAGTAACGATGTTACAGTATTGATAGTAGCTCATCGTCTATCTACTGTTAAGAATGTAGATAAGATTTTCTGTCTTGACAGTGGAAAGATAGTAGAAGAAGGTACTTATAATGACTTGATGTCTAAAGAAGGATTCTTCTACAACCTCTCAAGAAAGAAAAAGAGATAGAATTTGATATCTAGGTTGCATATTTTCTATGTTCCTAGATATCATTTTAGTTTAATAAATAGAGAAGATAGATTAATCTATCTTCTCTATTTTTTTTATTTATTTGGAGTGAAATACTCATTATATCTATCAAAGAGTATTTCACTCATTCTACCAATCTCTACTGATTCATATTTTGTACAACTGAACTCAAGATCAAGACTATGATGTTCTCCACCACACATTGTAGATAGGTTATCATTAGTCCTTAGTGGTATACAGTCAGACAATAGCCAAGATAACTCTTCATCAGTAATTGGACCAACTACAGCTTTATCACCATTATTGAGTAGTCTTTTAACAAGACCAAATTTGTCAAGAATATTTAATACCACATCATAGTTTTCATCCGGCATCGTTATTTTTATATACTGTCTGTCACCATCAAGTTTATCATATTCACTTCCCATATATTAAAACCCTTTCAACTACATATTTAATTATTCTCAGGTTTACTTGGATTTAAACTTTTAATACCTTCTATTGAAACAAAGAGTAATAGAGAAGATAGAATTAATCTATCTTCTCTATTTTTTTTATTTTAGTTCCAAGAGTTAATACTCTGTGGTCTATTAAGTACTGCTGAATTACCAACACCAGATATCATCTTACCACTCTTAATATCATAATGAAGAGCCTCATTGAAATCTGAAGCATTGAATCCACTATAGAAGTTAAGAGAGTTAGCTACTATCTTATACTTATCAAGAAGTACCTTAGCCATCTTGTTAATCTGTATTGATTCATACTTAGTACAATGGAACTCTATCTGAGTCTGTACAACTTCATGCTGAGCACCCTGCTGGTTAAATACGTCAGTATTCAAACCACCTGGGAAGCAGTTAGCAAACAAACAAGCATACTCTATATTCTCACCTGTTACATCAGTTGAGCAATAAATAAATTCTGCTGTCTGGTTAGCCTGAAGTCTCTCAAGACTAGAACCATTGTAATGTGAAAGACCTGTCATCAAGTCTGTTGTTCCATTAATCCATGTATGCAAAACTTCTCTTACAGGAGAACCTGAGAACTCGTATACTGTAACAGTAAATGAGTTTGTACTATCCTGTGCAAAAGTTGGAATCTCGAATGACTTACCAATATAACCACCAGTAATCTGACCAAATTCTACAGATACATCATTAAGACCAGTTATTTCAGTATTACCATATTCTACGATATGCTTAAACTTATTAAACTGCTGTGGAATACCTGTCTGTGGGTCAAGAAGGAAAGCTGGTTTTCTTACCATGAACAAACGACCATAACCAGTTTTAAGAGGGTCATAACATCTTAGAACTTCATTAATGACATTTGTACCACCAAGGAAAAGAGCATAATTGGTAAGGTTATTATTTGTATGGGATTTAATACCACTCTGAATTGTATTTGCCATCTTAATCTATCTCCTTTCGTTATTCTTGTGTTGACTCGGCAGGAGCTACATACTGACGCTTATTGATATCAATCTCAATAATAGCCTTCTTTGTAAGTCCTCTAAATACTACTGCTAAATAAAGGTGAAGAATAGAATGATTAAATTCATATTCAGAAGTTGCAAAGTTGAATTCGAGTGATTGTACAATAGAACCAATCCATGAAGCATACTTAGCTTTCTCAACAGTAACAAAATCTTTTCTTACACTTTCATCAGAGAAGTTATAGATCTGACTCTCTGTATCCTTTTCAACCATTCTCTTAAGTGTATAAAGAATAGTAGAATCAGACTCTTCAAGAAGATCAGTTTCTGCTTTCTGTGTAGTATTCTGTACTGCTCTATAGAATGTATTCTCTCCAATACACTCAAAATAATTGAGTCTATTATTATACAATCTCTCTTTAAGGTCATTATCATATTCCTCAACTATAGGCTGAAGACTATCTTTAATATGACCAGTTAGAGTACAATTACCTCTAACAAATGGAATATGCATTCCATTCTCTGTAATATGATCAACATACTCACCTGATGTGAAATATGAGATAGTTACATTACATCTCTTATTAGTAGAATACTCTCTAACCTCATAATTCTGTACATCTACAGAAACCATATGATTATCAAATACTCCATAATTCTTTATAAGACCCTTTACTATTGAATTAGAGAATGAAGTAATTATTCCTGTATCAAGATATACTCTACAATCATTTCTAGTCTTAGCAAGATCTACGATTACATTCTTTACAGTATATGGATAATTAGCATCAAAGAATGCAGATACTGGTATTCTCTTAGGAGAAAGAATTCTTCTATCATGTGTACCATTATATGCTTTCAAAAGAGCATCTTCATACTCCTGCTCAAGTGTCCAAGTTGTCTGATGTCCACCATCATCCTGTACAGTTCTAGGAGTATCAAAATATCCATTATTACCATTCTTGAGAACAAGACCCTTTATTGAATCAAACATAACGAGTCCATCGCTATTTGTGTAATCCTTTGAATCATAACCTGGTGCTGTAGTATTAACGTCAGCTGTAAGCTTCTTAGGGTAATAAATACACGGAAGCATCTCTCCAACTGATTCTACTGGTCTACCATAAATAGGGTCAAACATATCAACATCAGGTATATTATCCACATCAGTTGCACTAATAAGTTCATTAAGCTTCATGAGTTTAGCATAATTCTCTTTATGTTCTGTTGCAACTGGAGTAGTACCATTAAGCTGATCTGTTGGAATATTATAAGTAGTAAGATCTGCCTGATATTGAGCTTTCAAATCAGTATTCTGCTGTTTAATAAACTTAACATAAGCATCATATACAGCCTGAACAGTTTCATCATTACACTTAATAAGTATAGGTGTCTTATCAATATCTGCTTCTTCTACAACATCATCAATCAATGTAGAACCTTCAGAAGTATATTTCATAGAAGAAACTAATCCACCTACATAATTAGCATCCTTCTTCAATCCATTCTCAGATGTAATAACCTCAAAGTTATACATCTTAATACCATACTCTTTTTCATAAGTAAGTGCCTGAGAAATTCTCATAGAGTAGAAATTACCACAATCACCTCTTCCTGAATACCTTACAGTCATCAATGGAAGCTGATTATAATTTTCTGCATCTTTATCAGTAAACTCAGTACCCTTAGCTGCTGTAGCAAGAGCTTTGCTATCACTTATATTTTCTTTACTCTTAGCAACAATCTTAATTCTAAATTTTCTATCACTTGCCTTAGGAGCATCTGCTGCAGTATCTGCTTTATAAAGAATTGAAACTATCGCATTTGAATAAGCTGCATTTTCAGGCATGACTCTCATCATCCATACAGCTGAGTTATTATGGTCAAGTACATTATATGCCTGCATCAATGGCTGACCATATTTCTTAAAATTTGAATCACCAAATGTTTTAATGGCATCAGCTTTATTTGTTTTTCTAATCCATCTATTATCAACGCCCTTAGGAGCTCTAACGGCATATGCTTCAATGACGGATACATCAACAGCAGGAGCCTGCTCATCGTTAGCTACCTGTGTATAGTCATTAACATAGCTTTCTATATGTGGAAATGAAAAACGAGGAACAATCTGTATTGTTTGTGCCATGTTTAATTTCTCCTTACAATTTAAATATTAGAGTTTATTTTTAATAAAACTCTATAGATTTATTTTAATGTTCGCTAGTCATATCCAAGGAAACCTATTGCTTTAAGATAGTTTCTACCACGGATGGAGTTTCTTCTCCTTTAGATTTAGTTCTATTTAATGATGTAGTAATCATAGAATCCATATCCTCAAATGTAATAGCATTGAATGTAGATGTATACTGACATATCTGTCTTACATTATTCATCTTATAATCATAATCAGATAAATCTTCTGTAGTAACTACTTGGCAGAATTTCTTACTAGGATTTCTTTTATCTCTACACATAGTAGCTAATATCATTTCTTCTACTACATTCATTACGTTAAATCCTACATTATTTAAATCAAGATTCTTTTGCCATGTTTGCATCATTTTACTATATGGAATACAAGCAGGTAATTTTCCTTTTATAATTAGATCCATAAATGCTTCACAGTTGCTACTATCTTGAATGACAGAACTTGCCATTATCTTGGCACCTTTTTGATAGTTTAATACTTTACATTTAACTTCATTAACATCACCTTTTTTATTAGCAATATTAACAATTCTATTTTCTGATGAATTGGAAAATAATTCTATCCATGTAGGAACATTAAAAGCTTTCATTTCTTTTAATTTATCCTTTTCAAATATTCCTACATTAAATATACCTAGAGTTCTTATTGTATCACCTTTATCTTCAGCAAATTTACCAGTTTCATCAAAATATGATTCTGGCAAATAAAACTCAGCATAATCAGCTTCTAGGTAAATATATTTTCCATCTGATCTAAAATATGAAGCCATATTTAAAATCCTTTCATAATTTATTCTAGTTTACTTTAATGTGCTATGAGGGAATAATTTACCATAGTAGAAATATTTCTACTATGGTAAAGTGACTCAAAAACTTGACTTAGGAGTAATCCATGAAAAAAAAGAAAACCTTTTAATCTCTTAAAAGATTTACTATTATGTTATAATGAATTAATTATTAAACGGCTTGTATAACTTAGTATAAAAGTCCATAAATCGTTTAGCTAATTTATTAAATATCTCTATATATTCACGCCTTTTCTTCTTCAATAATTTCTTCTTTAATCTCTTCTTCATGATTATTTATTTCATCCCTATTTTCTTCTACTACTTCATCTGGTTTATTATTTTCAGATTCTTCTTTTTCTTTCTCTTCTTTGTCATAATCAGCTAATTGACTATCTACAAGAGTATTAAACTTTTCTTCATATATTGATTTTAATTCTTTAGAAGATAAATTCTCATCAAAATCATTTATATCTAAGGAATGAAGTTTGTCTATATAGAATTTCTTCAATGCATCTTCTTTAGATGATTCATAATGAATTCTTTCTGGGTGCTTTTCATATGTAGTATTATTCTCTACAAAATAATCTCTATACTCCATAAAGTAATCATCAATACCCATGATAATTCCCTTAAAGTTTAATTCCTGCTCTGTTGATTCAAACTTATGATAAATAAGACTTGCTAATCCGCTATTAATAGCATTAACAAACATAATATCTTTCTTATTATATGGGTCTGAATAAGCAATCATTCTTGCATAGATAAATAAGAAGAGATTATTAAATGGATGATACTTCTCATCTAAGAAAGTTTCTTCTATATTAAGGAAGTATGTATATAAATCCTGCTTAAAACCAAACATCTTCATTTTAGCATAGAATTTATCCATTATGTAACTTCCTCTTCTATTATTGAAGAAAGCTACTTTAATATTCTCTACTTCATCTTTTCCTAGAGCTTTAAATCTATCATATAAGAAATCATAGTTTAATGAGCTTTCAATAGTTCTAATCATATCTTCCATCTTTGCTTTTTTTGTATGATCCTTTTCTAGCTCTAATGACTGCTTCATATTTTCTAAATTCTTCTTCTTAATCTCTCTTGCTTTATCAGAAGTTACATAATTCATATATTCTGAGAATATTGTATTACTCTCTTCTTTTAACTTATCTGCTTCTGTCTTTGCTGATAATAGAACCAATGAAGAATTCTTAATTTCTTTAATTTCATCTCTTAATTCTTTTTCATCAAGATTCTTAATTTCTTCAGTAACTTCATCTGATGTTGAGTACTTAATCAAGAATTCTCTTATTACATCTAAATCCATTACCTCTAATTCTTTTTTATCATATTTCAATATATCATCAAGAATACTTGTATTAAGTCTATAATTATTTCTAACAAGACCTTCACTCATATCTTTAAGATATTTAAGTTGTTCATCCATAGATTTAATCATATCCATAATACTTTTAAATTCATTAGGATTAAATCCACCACCTTTATTAGATGTCTCTTCTGTAGGAATTTCTACAACTTCGTTATTTGTTACTTCATTTACACTCTCATTAATATTTTCCATTATGAGTTCCCTTTCTTGATAAAATTTTTATATTTAATTAATTAGTTTCACTGGATATTATTTAATAACAATTACTGTTACTTAAATTAATCTCAAAAAAAATATGAAAGGAATATTTAAATGGGATCAAGAATAAATAAAATCAATGGTAAGTTCTACGACTTAGGTACTGGTAATACTTCATTTTTACAAGTTGCTAAGGATTTAAAAAGATTAGGTATAAAAAATTTCTATTTTATGTTAGAGATTTGTGATTATAGTCTAATTAATATAAATCCTCATGCTGTTGATAAAGATGGACACACTACACTTAGTAGAGACCAGATAAGCAGAGTACTTACTGAATGTGCTAGAAATCCTTGGTATTATCTTAGAGAAATATGCAGAATACCTACTCAAGGTGGTTCTACTGTTCCTTATAAAGCTAATAGAGGAAATATAGCACAAGCTTATTGTATATTGCATGGTATTGATTCATGGCTATGTCTTCCGCGTCAACAAGGCAAAACAGAATCTGCTGTAGCGTTATTAACTTGGGCTTTTAAATTTGGTACTACCAACTCACAATTTATTTTTGTAAATAAAGATGGTGATCAGGCTAAAGCAAATTTAAAAAGACTTAGTGAACAAGTTAGAGTATTACCTGAATATATGAGAGGCAATAGTGTAGTAGACGAAAATGGAATTACTCAAAAAGGAAAAGACAATGCAACTATGATGACTAATCCTATTAATGGTAATTCTATTATAACAAAAGCAAAAGCGACATCATACGAAGGTGGATTATCTTTAGCACGTGGTATGACAGCACCCCTAGAATTAGGTCAAATAGTTCTAGTAAAACCTCTTTAATTGCTGGGAACTCCGAAGTGGACAATCAGCAGCCAAGACTCGTAAGAGTAAGGTTCAACGACTATCGAAAGTATATCTTAGAAGAAATATCTAGGAGAATAAATGAGTAGAGTACATTAAGTAATATTTAGTGGAAACGGGAGGCTATTTGTATTTGGTAATGGAATATAAATAGAAGATATAGTCTGAGCTATATAGAGATATATAGATTAACAAAACACTGATTTCGACGAGCCAGAGTTTACTAATCATATAGGTACAATTATATCAAACTCTGTATCAACATATGAGACGGCTGCATCAAATGCTAAAAAGAACCATGGTATGTATGCTAGAATATTTACATGCACCCCTAAAATTTATCACTGGGGGTATAAAACCTCTTTAATTGCTGGGAACTCCGAAGTGGACAATCAGCAGCCAAGACTCTATTTATAGAGTAAGGTTCAACGACTATCGAAAATATAGTATAGAAGAAATATCTGTACGAATAAATGAGTAGAGTACATGAGAGTGGAAACGGGAGGCTATTTATATTTGGTAGTAGAATATAAATAGAAGATATAGTCTGAACTATATAGAGATATATAGATTAACAAAATTAGGTGATCTGGACACCCAACCTGGTATGGAAGCACAATTAATATTGGATAAAACTGCTACATGGACTGAAAGAGTTTATGATATGACAGAAGATGAAGTTGAAAAATACTTTGAAGCGTTAGGAGTCGATTGTAATAAAATTTTCTATATAGAGTATTCATATACTCAACTAGGAAAAACAGAAGCTTGGTTACAAGCAATGTCTGCAAAGATTGGTAATCCTCTTGTTGTTAGAAGAGAGATATTATTACAAAGACTTCATGGTTCTTCTGCATCACCATTCCCTCAAGAAGATATTGAATATATCGTAAGTTCGGAAAAGAAACCAATAGATGAATTGTGGTTATTAGATTATTATAAATTTGATATTTATAGTGTATTAAATCCAAGAGTTCCATATCTAGTTGGAGTAGACTGTTCTACTGGTACTGGTGGAGATAATAATGCTATTACTATTATTGATCCGTATAAAGTAGAACCAGTAGCTGAATTTGAATCTTCATATATAGGAGAAACTATGTATGAAAGATTACTAAAAGAAATATGTAAAGTATTACCTAGATGCGTTCTTATAATAGAAAGAAACTCAATAGGTGATGGAATTATAGACCATTTATATCATTCAGAGATATTACCAAGATTGTATTTTGATAAATCATTAGATCTTGTAAAAGATAAATTAACATCTAATGAAACTATTGAATCAATGCTTAAAAAGAATACTACTATGAAATCATATTATGGTGTATATACAAGTAATCAATCAAGAGATGATATGATGGCTATATTAGCAAGACATGTTAATGAGTATAAAGAGAAATTTGTTACTCATAATGTAATTAGAGATTTGAGTAGATTAGTAAGGAAATCCTCGGGGAAAGTTGAAAGTGGTCCAGGTTTTCATGATGATTCTATTATGTCATATCTTATCGCTTTATATGTATTTTATCATGGTAATAATTTACAGACATTTGGAATTAGTAGAGCCGCTAAAGACGAGGATTTAGATAACTCAGGTATTCATGTACCAGAACCAGAAAATTATAATCTAGTAGATGATATTCTTGTAGAAGAATTACGAGAAAGAAAAGAGAAAGAAAAAGCATCTGAGGATATATTAAACTGGGATGATATGATGGCTGATGCTATTAAGAAAGCTCAACAGGATACATATAAATTACATCAAAATAAATTAATAGATAATTCTATTCTTCAAAATAGTGATTATGTAGATGATGATAACTCTTTTGATATACCGTTAGATTTCTTTAATGAAATAAATGGTATGTAAAATAATATTTATATTATTACACAATAGTAACTAAAAATATTATTAAAAGAGGTGAAAAATATGTTTGGTGATAATGATGATTTTTATGATAGAGATCTATTTATGATGAGTGAAACTTATAGGGATATGACACCCGACTGGGTATTCCCTGAGTTGAATTATTTAAAAGAAGAAGATAATGAATATTGGAATAGAGAAGAAGAAGAGACTCCAGTAATCAATAAATCAAGTAGTAAAAGTGACTATGATTATTATCAGTCAGAAGAATATAAAGAATTTAAAAAAAGACTTGATGATTCATGGGTTAAAGAAGTTAAACAGTGTATAAAGTTTTATAGGAAGCATAAAATTTTGGATTTCATTAGAGAATCTATGTTTTGGGCTCCTAGAAATTTTAAAAATGCTCCAGAGTATATAAAGAAAAGAGCCGAGGAAGAAATAAGAAAAGGTATTTAACAAACATTAATGTAATCCTTATATTATATTATTGATATTCAACGCATAAATGTATTATATGTAGACTATGAGATTATTTTTTTCTCATAGTCTACATATGCATTATTTTTTTAAATCTTTATTCAAATCCAATACAGAGAAATCTGTACTATCATACAATAATGATCTATCTATATATTTATTTAATTGCTCTTTATATTCATCACTCATTGCTACTTTATATTTATTTACAAATCCTGCTATATCTCCCCAAGCTTGATGATAGTTAATAAATATTTCACCATTATGAATAGCTTCATGTACAGTAGTTGAAACCATAACAACTCCTACTCTATTTTGTTGATGTTCCATCAATACTACATTAGCTACCCTAAAAGTAGATATCTTCCATTTCTTAATTATAAAATATTCTAGTACTATAGCACATATATCAAATAATGTAAATATAGGACCATGATGCATTTCTATAGTAGCATCTTCGTCAGTTACATTCTTTAATACTTGACACTTATCTAGTTTTACTTTCTTTTTTAAATAATTAATATATTTCTTATATCTATCATCATTTCTTACCATCTTCTCTATACCCTTTACAAAAGATACATAATTATCATAATTAGATAAATAATCAATATCTTTATACATAGGAATTTGATAATAAGAATTCGTAGAATCTATAATAGGAGTGATATTAGTTTTATCATAAATAATATCCGGTAAATTTTTAGGCATTACATTACCACCTTTCTTGATAAACCTATTATTTTCAATGTCTTCTCACAATAAAATAAGATTTTACAATAAAATGAAAGGATTTATAAAAGAATTATGCAGAATTATAATAGTACAAATAACGTCAATCCGTTGACTAATTTGTATAAATCTTTCATGATTTTATTGCATAATATTACTATAAAATATACTGGTATAGCAGAAGATAATGAAACATTAGAATCTAAAATGAATGCTGATGGTTATTTAGATGCTTTACATAAAAGAGATACCTTTGAAACCTATATTGATTATACTGAATATGAGATGAGAGAAGTTGGTATCTTTTTAGATAGTATAATAATACCAGTATTACATGGCAATATTGATAAAATACCAAAAGAATTTAGAACTCCTCTATTGGAGTTAAGAAGAAATTCTATTATAAAGAATTATGAAGAAAAAAATAATTATTATAGAATGCTAAATGGATATCCTAATGTAGAAGATAAAAATTTCTTATATCCTCCAGAAGATGTAATATTAAATTATAATCTTAGAGCAGATATTCCTATACATAGAATTCAAGATTATTATAATTCTATTAGTCCTGGTCAAGGAGATTATTATATTTCTATTATAGAGGGATATGGATATATAGATGATCTTTACAAAAATAATCCTACTAAGAAATATTTAAAGTATATAGGGTCAAATAGAATATCTATAGATATAGCAAGAAATGGTAAGAATTTCCAAATAATACAGATGAAAGATACATCAGTAAAAGATGTATTAACTGATGAGTTCATCAGAATATACGAGCAATGTAGAGAATATTTTATCAATGTAATTTATGTATATCAGTATAGAAGTTTTTTTAGTAAGTATGATAATGTAATAGCAATGATGATAATGGTTATGACATTACAACAGATAAATGCTCAACAGTTATCTTCTTATATTAATAGAAACTTCTTTGATATTTATGCTGTTAAAATGCTATATGAAGCATATAATGTACCATATAATCTTAACATAGATGAGGATACTCAAAATAATTTATTGAGAAATTTAAATATGTTAATACAGAATAAAGCTACTGATAAAGTTATTTATAATATATCTAATCTATTAGGATTTTCTAATATCAAAGTATATAAATATTTCTTAGCAAAAGAAAGATTATTTGATATATATGGTGTACCAATAGTAAAATGGACTACTAGATTTAATACTGATACTGGCGAAACTGAAAGAATACCTGATTATAAAGCTATGTATAAATTATACTTCCAGAAATTTGAAGTAATGGATGATAATTTCTTATTGACTTTTGATAAGCAAGCTAATCATGTTGAATATAATGATGTAGTTAAGAATGATCCATTCTGGATAGAAGATCAAAATCTTGAAAGAAGAATATGGGAGAATACATATAACTTTGTAGAGAGTAAGTATCTAGGTATGGGTGTATCATATAAGATGACAGATATTATGTATGAGAATATTATAATGCTTAAATTACTACTACAAAAAAGACATGATTTGACAGATGTAACTATTAAGTTACCAAAGATAACAGGAGAAACTCCTATTCCTATATTTGATATTATAGTAGCTTTGTTATGTCTTACTGCTTGTAAGCATAAATTATATGGAGAAATAATATCAGTTCCTACTCAGGTTATTTCAGTATTAGATTATGTGAGAAATCATGAGCAATATGATTATAATTTAGATACTTTAAAATTTAATTTTAAGTATTTTTTTAATCCTAAGGCTAGAGATAAAAATGCAGATGAAACTAATTTAAGAGACCAATTAATTAATTTTATGAAATCTCCTAAAGATGGTAAATTAGCAGATACATTCCAATTTAATTTTGATTATCTCAATCCATCTAATCCTGATACTACAGATAGAATAAAAAAGATTAAAAAGATATTAAGCTCAGATGATTATGATAAATTTATTAATTATATTAATATTATAGAGCAGGATACTGCAACTTCTACTGATAAAGTAAAAGCAATTAATGATATATATCATAATATAAAAGAATTAAAAACTCTTCTTAATTTCTATTTAACTAAGATAATAGATAAGAGAAGAGATTATGAGTTAATGAAAACTCTATATGATGCATTATTTTATTCTACAGAAGTTAGTGATGTATTTAGCATTACTGGAGAAAAAACAGGAATAAAGAGAACTGCATATACATACTTTGAGTTTTTATTCCATTTAAATCCTTATTTATATTCATCATTATTCTCTGTAGATTTTAATAGGGAATATGATAAATACTTAAGAGCTAATAATCTTTCATATGCTTCTTATTCAAGAACTCAATTTATGGAAGATGTTGAAAGGGGTGATATCTTTATAGATTATAGTAATTTTAAAGATATGACTCTTGATTATGGAGAAGCTGATTCAAAAGAAAAAATATATTTTTATGTAAATCATATAATAGGAAGATTACAAACTATATTAAAGGATATACAATATTTATTCTTAATGAATGATGATGAGAATCCTTTATCAGAGTTATTATTAAAACTAGTTAGGTTTTTTAAATCATATACAGTTGATGTTATTAATATGGATACTTTGATAATAGCAGATACTAAACCAGAAAATGCAATGAAGTATTTTGATGAAATATTCTATATGAAGAAATTAATTCAGGTACCTGAAAAAATGCATACTAGTTTTGATGATGTAGTTAATTTGTTAATAGGTAGATTTTTAGCAACTGATGATAAAAATGAGAATGTAATTAAATTTAAAGATAAATTTATATCAGAAGTTCTTATACGATTAACTTCAAATAAACTTAATTCAATTAGATTAAAAGAGAAATTTGATTTAAGAAATAAAGAAGATGAAGTTAATGATAAAACTAAATTATATGATAATACAAAGAATGTTAGTATTACTATGACTAGTAAAGATAATATTCCAATGAAACTAACTGATAAGATAGTTAGAAAATGGTTTGAATAGATAGGAGAAAAAAATGAAGAAACTTACTGAGAAGTTAAAGTTTAGTGATAATATAACTAATAATGGTATATGGGCTACTACTGAAGTAATAGGTGGTTATGGTGAAATTCATAATACCCCTAATGGAAAATCAACATTAGATGAAGAAATATTTAGAACTAAGAATATTGTACCAATAGGTGGAGTATCATATGTAATGGAGCAGATGTTTGGTGTTAAAGATAGCCAGATAGATGTTCCTACAGTATATACTACAGATAGTATTGGTATTATAAATTCAGGAACACCATCAGAAACTTATGATGTACCAGGTGGTACTAAAACACCAATGTATAGATATGGTCATTATGTACAGTTATTTGGTGTTGGTATAACAGGAACAGCAGAGAATGATATAACTATATATAAACCTGATTATAGAGAGAATGGTATTAAGTTAAGTAAAGTTAATGCAGATGGATTAACTGTAACAGGAACAATGTTACCATTTAGATATACTCAAGCAGTACTAAATTCTCAAGAGAGATTACAGTACTTTGGTAAAAAAACAGATAGTGATGGAGTAACTGGTTATTACTTAAAGAGATTTGAGAACGATCCAGTTATTAAGCATATATGGAAAACTGGTGAAGATATAATAGATGAAGAGAATGAAGTATTAGTTCCAACAGATAGTGTATGGAGTAATACAGCAGGATTGAATACTGTAGAAACTTTCACAGAGTTTTTTTTAAAGATAAATAAGAAAGATGTAAAAGAATGGTTTATCAATATAGAGCAGGAAGACAGAACAAGAATTAACACATTGGCTTTATTTACAGGTCAGTATGTTAAAGGAACTAATCCTGCTGATTATGGTGACTATAGAGATGTAAGATTATTCTCTAAGTTATGTATCAACCCAGAGTACTTAAATCTTAATAAAGACTTGAATATCATATATAGAGTATATGGTGCATAAATAAAAAAAAAATAAACAGCCGAAGCTGTGGGATAGGATTAATTTCCTATCCCAAATTCTTTTACTTAATTCTGAAGCATTTGTTGTAGTTCCATGCTTCAACAAACGCTTTATCAGTAATTGTATTGAATATAATACCTGAGTTCTCATTCTCATAATAGAGTTCCCCTGCAAACTCTATTATGATGACACCGTCAGTATATGTAAAATATCCCTTAGTGCCTCTAAATGAAAATACCTCTTTCTGTTGGATTATCTCAGACCCATCTAAACGGTATCCGTTCTTTGGCTCCCAACGTCTTACATTCTTAATTGCTCCAAGTAATTCTTTCATTTTATTATCCTCCTTAAAGATAAACTAATTATTTTATTACACAAAAATAATATATCTATATATATATTCATTTTACGGATAAAAAAAGATAGGGTATTTAACCCTATCTCAAATTCTTTTCAGTTAATAATATATCTACATATTTACTACTAGCTTATCCATAACTCTAACTCCGAGTTACAAATACTATACACACCGTCAGACAAAAAATCATCTTCGTTCTCTAACAAGACAACGCTGTTGGTATCTACATCAATAATCAAAATTCCACGCTTCTTAGAAATTATCATATAATTCCATCCATCAATATTTGAAAATTCTACCACTATAATACCCTCCTTAAAAAACTAATTATTTTTTACTATAAACTTAAATTATTAGTCCTTTTAAGATATCTATTCTTAACACTATAATCTGCAAATGCATATATCAGATTTAGTTTAATAGATAATCTCTTAAATATACTTCTAAAGAATCCATCATCATATGATATATTTATTTCATTTATTTTATTAGTAAAAGCTTCGAGGTTTTCACTATTTAAACTATTACCATTCTTTAGGTTCTTCTTAATACTCTTGATAACATCTTTATCTATAGATGATATTATAGTATCTGCTATTCTGGTAGCTCTATCTACTTCAGCAGGACTTATTACACCCCATGTATTCTTATCAATACACATATTTGCATATTTCTTCATGATAGTCCATCTTTTATGCTCATAGCCATCTACCATTCCATACATCACTACTTTTAAATCGGTACATACTAAACCGTCAACTAATAGCTTCAATTCACTAATTTTAACATTCTCTAATAGATTAGTTTCTTTGACTATTGCTGGTTTACTGTTCATATTTATCCTTTCTTACAAGTTACTTGTTACTTTTCTCAATATCAGCTTCTATCTTCACTCTCATATTAATATACTTTAAATAGAATAATAATGCTAATATATCTGATACTAATATATTCTTTGGTGACCCTTCTTCTTCTAATGTATTAGTTATAATACTAGTAAAATAATCTTCACCATCTTGTACATCATTCATATAATCCTTATATTCACCTAAGAATAAAGATAAGACATCTTCAATAAAATCTGTTAGATTGTCTGCAAGAACATCACTCATATCAGTAAAATTCCAATATAACATTATATCTACATTAGCTACTAACTCTTCTATCATATACTTATTTTCAGAAAACTTTTTCAGTGATGATATTAAGTTTTTGATATCAGTAATTATCATATCATTTATATCACCTATTGTTATTAAATTAATAGTATCTTCTATTTCTTTAATCTTTTCAATATCTAAATTTTCCATTATATTACCCACCTTTCTTACTTACATACACTTTTTAAATCTAAAATATAAATATAATTTATATATTGGTAAAACAACATCAAACTCTTTATCTGTTACATATTTAAGAGCATATTCATCACACATAAATCCTTCTATTAATATAGCATCATGTTGGATATATTCATCAAACTTTTCATAAAATCCTTTCCTTGATCTTGTAAAGAATTTTAATATATCGGTAAATACCTCTGATACCGTATCGACATATCCAGCAAATGAATCGCTACACGCTAATGTAAATATATACCACAGCGTATCAATAACTGTATCTATATTAGATTTATCAGTTTCATACATTGTTAGTACATCATATAAGTCACTTAAAACATATTGTGTCTTACCATATGTACTATCAATTTTCTTTTTTATCTTTTTATACATTATTATCACCACTATTCTTAATTACATTAATCTTTTCATATATCATACAACTTTTCAAGAAGATAATGATTTTATCACAGCTAGTTCTTATCTTTTTTCTTTTATTTCTACCCGTTTTACGATAGCAATACAGAAATTCTGTGATGCGATCTAACCCTGACATAGATAACAATTCATCATCATCCCATAAATCACCCATCATCATTCTACCTATCATATCAAATATATCAACTATTAAATCCAAACTATCTTTGTCCATACGCTCAAGAATATCCCAGATCATTATATTATCAAATGCTACATACATATCAGATAGGTTATTTTGTGTTATACTGTATTCTAAAAGCTTGTTATAAGCATTCTTTAATCCATAGTGGAGTTCATAATCGGTTGGTTCTAAACAAGATAATTTACGAATACTGTCTATTTTATCCTTCAACTCATCAAGTTCTTCTTTACTAAATACACTAAACATAAATCACCTTCACATCGCCCGATATAACTTGTCTTTTTAGTTGCTTAAAATACTGAAGAGAAGAGATTACCAGTCTTAAAAACATTGAGTGTTCTCGTATATCACTTTCGCTTATATTATACGATTTATTGATACTAATACCTCTGTAAAAATCATTTTCGATATCATTACACGGCTTTGATACTGCCAAGATATCCATCTTTACATATTCTGGAAAAGATTTAAAAATTTTTAATAATCCTTCTTTAGCAATTTTAAGTTGCTTATTTAAATCTTTAAATGACCATGATAGTATATGAGCGATATCCTCAATAAATCTATCTAAGTCATCTATACTACCAGTTAATACAAACCTATTCATATGAAATAGTATAGATGATAAATCACGATAAATCATAATATCACATTCATTAAATATAATAGAATTTATCATATCTTTTGCTTCATTAAATGCTTCGTTAGGAACCTCAATAGATTTAGCTTTATCTATTACCATAGTATCTACAAATTTAGACACTTTCCCCTCATCATTATCTTCCATAATAGTACCCTCCATGCAATTATTACCGAATGCAATTGATAAAAATATTTTCCTTATCAGTATCATGCAATTGATAGTTGGTTTATATTCTTTAGGTGCCCTAGACATAATATCATTAAATAGTCTCTGTGTATCAAAATCTTCCCAAATAATTAACCTACATATACTATACACATCACCATCGTTTCTATTACTAAGAGCACCATACATTTGATGCATTACTTTAGATAAAGCTTGTCTACTAACTGGATATAGCTTATTAAAGTCCCAACCTAGTATTGTATCCATTCTATTTATTAAACTAACAGCTTTATCTTTTATACCATTATCTGATGTATATGAATATAAATCATCAATAATACCCTTTATACATTCCTGTTCATATTTAGTACATGGTTTTATAGAATCATATGCATCTTTTAATTTATCAATATTCATAATTATTCCCCTTTTTGTTGTTCCCTATATACTTCAACCTTCTTCATTCTGAAATAATTTATCAGTAATAGAATCCTTTCTATAAGAGTAGTTAAATCAGTAAGTTTATTGGTTACTGGGCAAGCTGATATATTAAATATCTTACCAAGTAACATAAGCTCATTTATAGTTCTTTTACTTGTAAGAACATCATACTCATTTGCAGATATAAATAACTTAAAGATACTTTCTATTATACTCTTAATAGACTCACATTCTGTTGTAGTAAGTTTCTCAAATTTCCATTTAAGCATATTACTACAATTATAGATAACAGAATCTAAAAGATTATTCATATCATCATAAGCATTATCATTATTGAACTTATTAAGAAGAACCAATATCTTATTTAAGTCCATAAACACCTGCTCATCTGCACTGTCAAACGTATCTCTGTATATGATAGTATGTAGTGTATCCAGATCAATTTTCCTAATTTCAATTTTCATAATAAATCTCCTTTACATAAAATATTTAATTTATTGGTTACAAAAAAATAATATGTAACTATTACTCCCATTTCAAATTTAAGGATTCTATAGTTATATGACCTTGTATCATTTTAAAATATTGAAGGGTTGTTATAACCATTCTTAAAAAATCTGAGTATATTTTTATATCTGTCTCAGAAGCATCGCTTATATTTAAAGTAACCACTGATTTATAAAATGCCAATTCCACATCACATCCAAATATAGAAGATGTCATAAAATTAATAATTTCTATTCTACAAAACGACTCGAGAATATTACAAAGAGATATTCTCGCAATTTCAAAATATCTACCATAGTCATCATACGACCATTGAAATAGTTTAGATACAGATTCAATAATTATTTTTATTTCATCATTATCTTCACCATTAAGTGAATCATTAACTAATTTATTTACATGATATAAAATTGAGGATATATCATTATAAATAGTGATATCGGAACTGTTAAATAGTACCGTATCCACATAATCCTTTGCTTTATTAAATTTTTCTACGTTTACTTTTACTACGCTCATTTTGTCTCCTTTCATATAAAAAAAAATATGTAAATATAAGTATGCTGGAACATAAAAAAAGATGCACTGATATATTTCAATCAGTGCACCTTTAAACCTAGATGATGATGAATTACTTAGTATAATTCGTCATCATCATCCTCTGCAGCTTTCTTACAAGTGGAATCAAGCTCTCGCTCAGTTTTCTTCCACATATCAAACCAACTTGGTTTGTCATCTGACTTATAACCGTTTAAACAGTCGTTGGCAACTGGTCCCATTACATTTGTCAGCTCAGTATCCCAATTATCCTTGCTGTCTTTCTGGAGGAACTTCTTGTAGTCCCTCCACCAGATAATCCACAAGATAAATCCTGCGATAGTGCCAACAATGAATGTTACCTTGTAAGCCAATGAGATAACAGTTGATAAAGTTGCAAAATAGTTCTTCTTCATAGAGAACTCCTTTCTGTGCTAAGCACTAAACAATTTTATTATTACACAAAAATAATATATATATATATAAGATTAAAATACGGATAAAAATTATAGGGATGAGACTATTATTTTCTCATCCCTATATACTAATCTATTATTCTAGCCCACAACCCTGGTGTACTTGGTTTATCTCTCTGTACCTTAATATCTGATAAAGTTTTTAGCTTCTCAGTTAAAGTAATTGGAGTAGGACTATCCGGATCTATAATAACCTCATCACTACTAGTAATCAAATATATATCTTTTCTTCTACCAGCACCATCAGCAGGTGTCTGTAGTTTCATTGTAACTTTCTCAGCCATATTCTATTACCTTCCTTGTGTGTTTAAACTCTGTTTTATTTCATCTTCAGTATTTTTAATTTCAGCTATTAATTCAGTTTTTAATTGAGTTAATAATTGGTTAACTTCATCTTTAGTGTAATATTCCATAATTAAATAATACCTCCACACATCTTTCTTATTTTCTCTACAGGTACAATTTCATTTGATTGCTCAAATAATACAAAAGGTGCACCAGCAATATCTGTAGGAGTCTTAATAACCCCTGGTGCATTTAGTATGTTCCTGTATCGAGTTATCGGTAACATTATTTTTTCCGTTAAATCAGTATCCTTTACATGAAGTAATGTATCAGCTACTGTCTTTGGTAGTTTTCTAGGCATTTAAATATTACCTCCTTCTTCTATATTTATCTTTCATATCTTGTATCATTCCTCTAATCATTATTCTGATTTTATCTAGTAGTGTATTAATTTCATCTTTATTATACCTAGAAGATAATCTATCAGCTAATGCATCTGTAGCAATGAAGTCAATTAATTGAGATGGAGTTATATAACCAAATTCAGGTATTGTATTTGGAATATTAACATTCGATACTCTTGAGTCATCACCACTCAATAAATAATTTGTAGAATTATCATCATTTTTATACGATAAATTCTGTACTCCTAATAATTCCAATCCCATAATTATTACGACCTTTCTTCAGCATAAATATCAGTTGTATCCAGATTATGTGTAGTAATATATAGGAAGTCTATATTAGTATCTTTAGCAATATAATCCTCTAATAGCTTTAAATCAGTTTCTGTATGCATATCAATCTCAAATCCACCTTTAAAGCAATTTCTACAATGCTCTGCCCATACACCATTAGTCTTCCATGAACTATTATTTGGTCTAGTTGTAGATAGTAAGAATTGTCCACCACCATTTGTAATAAGAGTATTCATCTTATCCATATATCTATTACAATATGGAACATCAACCATTGCAACTATAAACTCATTTCCCAATAATTCTATATCAGTACTCTTATCAACAAAAGATGAAATATTTATATATCTTACTATTATCTTACTATCTGGATAGAAAAATTTTCTAAATTCATCTTCAATACCATTTATATCATTTCTATGATGTATTATAAAATGAATTTTATCATATGATATATTACTTATACTAACTTTAACAGAATCAGCAGATTCTAACATAGCTTGTGTAATACTACTAGGGAATTTAATACAACTCTCTTCATTTATTCTACAATAATCTATTGCAGGATATACTGCTTCAACTCCAGCTGTAGTAATAGTGATATTATAAGTAATACTAGCATTAGTATCTTTCCATTTCTCTATATTATTAAACTTATGAGACTCTGTTGAAAATTCTGAATTTGCACCAGAATAATTCATCAATAAGTTATCATATGTATTAGTAATATATTCAATAATAGCTTTATCCGAATCTCTTGATGTTAATCTTAGAAAGAAGCCATTACTATTTTTAGATACTTTAAACTCTATTCTATAATGAGATATTGGGTCATTTGATCTAATTACCATATCTTCATCGAATATATTTATATCGTGTTCATCATTAATACTCATTACATCATAATCAGTATTAACATAATATGCAGTTTTATCATTCACTGTAGGATATCTGAAAGTAGGATTATTATTTAACAATAATCTCATTTCCATCATCATATCATGAAGATATTTCTTATTCTGGAAAAAGCTTACTACTCTACCATCAGATTTTCTTCTAGTAAAAATCTCACCAGTAGCTTTATCCATTATAGACTCACCATTAACAGCGAAATCTCTATTTTCTATACTAAGAAATGAAGTAGCAAATCTCATATCTGGTTTAGCTACAAATATAGGTTTTAATCTACTTCGTGTATCTTGAATTCCTGGCATAATAATTTATCCTTTCATTTAATTAAATTAAATTTGTATCATTTGGAATATTAACATGATAATCCTTGTCTACAATATCTTCTGAATGTCCTATCATCCAAGTTAATATCTGTCCATCTTGTTGATTTCTTTGTTGAACTCCTGTAGAAGAATCTACCCATTCATCAGGATCTAAATATAATACCTTAGGATAATCTTTTCTTCTCTCTCTTTCTGTATCGTTACTCTGTTCAATTACTGGAGATATTTTAAACCTATTATATACCTCTACAAAGTTATCTGTCATTAATTTAGAGCTTATCTGCTTTCTATCCGGATTATAATAATGCTTTGGTACTAATTCATCATAATAGAATAAGAAATATATTGCATATATCAAATCTACATTATCATCTTTATTAAATCTTTCTTCATCGAAAGTATTTGGATAAATATTTAATCTAGGGTCTTTCTGCTCATATACTCTATCATGTATATATTTCTTTCCTTGTTCTCTATTTATATAGCCACTTAACTCAAATAAGTCAACTAATCCAGATGAATATTGTAATCCTGATACTGGACAACCAAAATATTCATAATCTCGTTCACGCTCATATATCTCTAAATCATATTTAGATTTAATATTAACTAATGTAATACAATAATCAGAAGTATTAAATACATTATTAATACTCAATTTTCTACCATTTAAATATACATCATAATATCGTATATCAAATGGCTTATCAAATATATCTCTATCTATGAATGATAATTTTATATTCTCAGATTCATCTTCACGAATAATATTAGATATAGTATGAATTAATCTATACCTATATGGAGTAATATCAATATATACAATATCTCCTACTTCCAACCATTGCTGAATTAATATCTTTGGATAACCATATCCAATAATTAAACGATATTTATTACGAGATACTAACCTACCATTTCTAAATATACGAATATATTCAGTATTCAATTGGAAATCTTTAGAAGCTATCTCTATAAATCCATAACCAGATACATCTGCTACAAATCTAACCATCATAGGTAATTTTAATATATTAATAGATAGATTCTTATTTATTATTCCAGCGTCATTAGGAGAAATAGTAAAAGATTTTAATCTAGTAAATCTATATCGTATTTCGCTACCATTTATATATGGATCTCCATTAGGTTCATATGTTGGCTCATACTTATACTCACCTCTATCAAATTTACATATGACATTTAATGTATCACCATCATATCTAACTTCACCATCTGGCGTATCTTCAGCTAATATTAAATCTTGAGCTGTTGGAAAAATAACTTCATCAGTTTTTGGTAGATCTATATTGATAGTATCAGTATTATTATTAAAATGAATATTCTTTGTATAAGTATATCTAGGGAATAATTCTATTTCTATAAAACTATCAGCTGTTACCATTGATACTGGTATATAGAAATACTCCAAAAAGTTCTTTCTCTCTTGATATACATCACCAACTAATAATCCATCAACGAACACTCTAGCATCAAGACTAATAGGATATTCTCTTGAATTATTAAATGCAAATACATATCTATCTTCTTCAAATCTAAATAAATTTCTTGATCCTAATTCTGTAGATGTATCCCTACGAATTCTAGTTGATAAATCTAATGTATTTGTAAACAAGTAGAAGTTTGAACCTAGTTTCTTTTGCTCTAATACATAATTTCTTAAAATATTTGCATTATGCTTAATCCATAATTTAAGAGTACTTTCTTTAAATTCAAATGGTTGATATTCTAATTTACCACCCATTTGTTCCATCTTATCATAATAAACCAAATCCCCAAATTGTGTACCTATTGGAGTATTATTTACAGACTGAATACTACTATGAGTTATACCAACTAAATCTTGTTCTTCTCCAGAAGATGATGTTACTGTACTATTTGGAAGATCATGATGTAACCATAATGTCATTATTTCTTCATTAGATTTATTTGGATAAAATATCTTTAATAAATCTCTACATTCTCTAAATAATGATGTATATTGTAAATTTGGTATATCATAATAGAAATAATATACTTTATATTCTATACCATTTTTAACTCCATTATATACTTCACTATTATCAAGTACATCATCTGTATTTTGAAGCCAATACATATTTTCAGCCATGAGTTGACAATTTTCAGTATTCTTCTCTAAATAGAATTCATCTCTATCTGAAGTTTTTCTGAATATCATCATATTCTCTACTGGTACAGGAGATTTATATAGTTTACCATTCTTATCTTCAATAACTAGCATCTTATTTCTATTATTTTCAAATCTACTGATATCGGAACCATCATAGAATGTATGCTTATATAGTCCCTTAAAATATATCATAGATACATAAATATCATAAGAATGACTTCTTAATTTATTAGCTATATTATTTGGTAATTGACAAGTGAATGTACCATCTCCATTATCTTTAACTTCTATAAAAGATGTACCTAGTTCATACTCTTTATTCTTATTATTCAAGAAATGAAGTGATATAAATATAGTACCACCAGTTGTATCTGGGAACTTTAGATTTTTTGTTCTTCTAGCAATTTCTGTATTTACTACATTCTTCTGTATCTCAGTTAATTCATCAATACTAGAAGCTTTATATTTTTTTAAGTAATATTTATTAGTATCATATATGATATTATTTCTAGTATCTTCTTCAATCTTAGTTTTACCAAGAGTAATAGTTTTTCTTACATCATCATATAATAAAGTAGATTTATTATATAGAAATCTTTGATAAAACGAATTATCTACTGTTATTACCTGAACTCTATGGTTCTGATAAATAACATGATCATTTATAGGATTTCTTGGATTCTTTAATACAAAACTTCTCTTAAATGGTAATCTAAACCTTGTATAATCTTCAGATACCGAAATAAAATAATCATATATCAAACTATTATCAATTAATAATATAGGTATTTGAGAGAATATCTGTGGATTATAAATCATATCCATAAAAGTAAATTCTTTTTGATAAAATCTACTTCTTCTATATTCTTCTCTATTTACATTACCTATTATATCATAATCTATTTCAAATACTGCTTTTAATGATTTATTTAAATAAAATCTACCAGACTCATTATGCTTACGACTATCTATATCATTAGTATAATAGAAGAACTCATTATAATTTATTTCTGATACCTGTCTTTTATATAGGTAATTATATGAATTATAATAAGTTTTCCATAAGGCATCTTCCATACTTTTATAGTCAAAAGTATTATTCATTAGAGCTGGTCTTAACATTTCATGAAGGTCAGCAGGCATTGATTTGCCTCCTTTCTTTCTATTTAACATAAGGAAATTCCTTATGTTGTGTATTTAACTGAGTGTTTTTTTGAGGGATTATTGATAAACTGCCCTGAAAACAAGGTTTTAAACTAATAAAAAAGAAAGGTGCAAGTAAAAGATGATAGACCTTTATGAGACACCTCGTAAATACGCTTTATTTAATGAGGTAGCATTATCTGATGCTGTACTATACAATACATTCAATGCAAGTGGTAAATTGACAAAGTTGATGATTAGTGCAGTAAAAGATGGTACAAGAATAGAAAAGAGTCATATAGAAAATCAGATTAATGATATTAATAGAACTAAGATTTCTCCAAATGTGGATGCTGTATTAGATTCTTTTTATAATAATCAAATAATATTGATGATGGGTCCAAAGGATTTGAGAATGCCTCAAGTATTACCATATTTTATTATGAGAACATCATCAGGTGTAAGAGCATATATATTCTTAAATAGTTTTGGTACATTAACAACATCTGAAAATAATTCAAATGATAAATATTTGAATATGAGTATGAAAGATTTATATGTATTAATGGAAGGTGCTTATATAGCATTGGAATATAATAAGAATCCTATCAAAATAAGAAAATCATTAGGATTGATGAGATTAGCTTCTAAAATATATACAAGTATGATATTAAGAATACTAAATAAAGAATATGCTATATCAATAGACCCAGTATTGTATACTAAAGCAGCATTTGTAATTTGTTATTATTTCTTAACTAGAGTATGGGAAAGTACTAATGATGATGTGAATTTCACATATGCTTCTAATGTAATAGAAACTAGAGAATTTGTAGATAAGAGAGAACTATTACTGATTAAAGATGATATGGATAATAATGATTGTAAAGATATAGCTAAAACTATAGCATATTTATCTACAGTTAATCCAAGATTAAAAGGAATGAACTTTAGATATTTTACTCAATGCTATATGAATACATTCGGTACAGCATCATTATTTGGAATTGAGACTTTACCATATTTCCTATTTACAGTAACATCATCATTGATTGGTAGTTTTATTGTAAATCAACCAATAATAACTGATGTAACAAAAACTATTAAGGGTATGAATAATTTCTATCCTGAATTAGTTAAAGCATTAATGTAATAAAGAAAGGAAATATATAAAATGGCAGATAAAGTTTGTTCATCTGGTTGGATACTTTCTCATGATGCAGTCCATGGTAATTATGTACCATTTTTTGTTAAAGTAAGAGATAAAGATATTGTATGGGATCCTGATAATATGCCTAGAGACCTAGATGCATTAACAGCTTCATCAGAAGTAACTGTACAATATAATTATCCATCATATGAGTGGATATATAAAAAAGATGGATGGAGAATAAATCTAAAAAGTGATTATACATATGAAGCAACAAAAAATATACCTATAAAAACAAATTCAACATTATTAAATGTAAATGAATTACAGGTAAAAGTAACACTTCCTATAAGAACTAAAAATAACGATACTGTATTTGTAGATTTATTAAAGAAATGCACTAACAGAACTATTATCGGTTCTACAACAAATCTAGTTATTCCTAATACAGATAATTTAGATTTTATAAATATTAACTTATTTAGTAGCGGTGGATTTAATAGTGGATTTGCAACATCAACAGAATATGATGATCAATTCTTACAGATTAAAGTTCGAGGTGAAGTTAAGCTATAAATTTAATGAAGATGATAGATATAATTCTATCATCTTCATTAATATAATTATCCCCATATAATAGGATATTTTTTACCATATACATCAGTAGCAATATTAGTAGATCTATTAACTCCTATTGATGTATGAGCAGGTAACGGATAATCAAATATCTCATCACCATTCTCATCTTTAGCAATAAATTGATAATTCTCAACATCATCATTTTCTATATATACATAAATAGTTACATTTCTATTTTCATACTTAAGATATAATTCTGTTTCATCATCTCTTTTTGCATTCTCATCATTATCAAGAATATCACTAATATTATTAAACATCTCATCTTCTGAATACTCTGATACTTCAGGTGCACCATTTCCACCATCATACAATACAGCTCTATTATTAAGAAGATTTTTAAGATAGTTAGCTCCAAAGCTAGATAGATCATCCCCATCTATTCCACCATTCAATTCTTTCTTTTGTTTCATAGTGAGATCTGCTATCTGTTTCTTTATATTAACTTGCTTATCAACTAATTGCATTGATAATGATCTAGCATTAGTAATATTTGCTATTAAATCAGTAATCTGCTTACTAGAACCTCTAGCGGTAGATTTAGTTGATTTAATATTATCATATTCTTTCTGTAATGCTTCTGTAAATCTGGTTTGCTCTACAAGAAGATTTTTATATAAGAATGACTCTGGTTCAAATTCTTTTTTATAATCAACCTCATCTTTCTTACCTTCTTTCTTTTTCTTCTTTTTCTTTTTGCCAGATATAAGTTCTTCTAATCCAAATACATTAGAACTACGACTTTTATTTGGTTTTACATCCTGATATGACATCATTTCGTTAAACCATTCATCAGATAAATCATAATCAGATTTACTTTTTTCTTTTATCTTCATAGTAGAAGATGGGAGAAAAGAGTCATCCTCTGCATATGCTTCAGACTCAACATCTATTGACTCTAGTTTATCTAGTAATTCTTGTCTTTTAGATCTTTTAGAAGTAGATTTTTCAATATCATAATAATCGTTCATTAAAAAATTTCCCTTCCTTGATTTTCATATAGATTACTGTGATGTTTTTTTGCTAGATTACTATAATAAACCTCACATACATCATAATAGAAATAAGGTGAGGTATTATAGTAATGGGACTAACTAAAGACAATGGAATGTTAATAGATATTCAATATGTAGATAATAAAGGAGAAGATGACTGTATTTATACAATATGGAAAGATTTAGATACAGGAGAAAAGAATTTATCAATAGAAAAAAAACCTACTAGAATAATTTATTTTGAAAAACCTGATTGTAGAAATCATAAGTACAATAAGACTTATGAAAGACTAGAAAATCTTATTCCAGTAGAAGTTAAAGAAAAGAATTTAATATATGAGATAGCAAATCATATCGGAGATGATGGTAAAAGATTTGTTAAAGAATGTTTTGATAGTAGGGATTATAAGCGTTTAAATGACTTACAATTATATCCTTATGTATTTGGTTCAGATTTAGATATAAGAGGATATAAAAGATTACAATGGAAAAATAATTACGATAATAAAAGACCTAAGCATCTGTCATTAGGTTTCTTAGATATAGAGGTCGATATTATGGAAGGTGGTCCAGACCCAACATATAATCCAATTGATCTAGTTACATTGATAGATGTAGATAAAAAAGATGTATATACATTTGCTCTTACTGGGGTTGATTGTAAAGAACCTAAAAAAATAAAACCTAAGACAGAGTATGAAATACAAGAAGAAGAAAAGAAAAAAAATTATTATAAGCACAGAATGAATGAGCAAGAGTATTGGTCATCTCACGTAGATGAACTAATTGAAAAAGCTCATGAAAAATTTGATGAGAGTTATATGGGATTTACATATCATATAAATTTCTATCAAAATGAATTAATGATGTTAGTTCATTTATGGCAGTTAATAAATACTTTAAAATTAGATATGATAGGAATATGGAATATGGATTTCGATATTCCATTTATTTATAATAGATTGCTTTCTCTTGGAGTAGATCCAAAAGATATAATGTGTCATAAAGATTTCCCAATTAAGCAATGTTATTATAAAAAAGATATGAGACATTTTGCAATTAAAGAAAAGAGTAGTTGGTTTAATTTATCATCATATACAATATTTGTAGACCAGATGGTTATATATGCGGCATTACGAAAAGGACAATCTGAGTTAAGATCTAATAAACTTACATATATTGCAGAAAAAGAAATAGGTGATAAGAAGTTAGACTATAGTGAAGTTGGTACAATTAAAACTCTATCATATACAGATTATTTATTATATATTCTTTATAATATAAAAGACGTTCTTCTTCAAGTTGGTATTGAGAATAGAACTTCTGATATGGATACCTATTATCTTACGAGTTATGTAAATATAACACCATATGAAGATGTATTTAAGCAAAGTGTAAAATTGAGATTTGTACAATATGCATCATATATGAGCCAAGGATTAATAATTGGTAATAATATGAATAATTTTAATTTCAATTGGTCATATAATACCTTAGAAGATGAATCTACATTTGAGGGTGCATTAGTTGGTAATCCAAAGTTAATAGATAACTTTGGTATGGAATTATTTGGTAAGAAAACAAATTTCTTATTTCAATATTCTATAGATTTTGATATGAGTAGATTTTATCCATCATGTATAATAGCAATGAATATTGATCCATCTACATTAATATTTAAATTATTAGTAGATTCATCACAATTCAATGTACGAGGTGGTGGATTAAAATATAGAGGTATAACTGATACTCATATTGTAAAAGGTAATAGTGATACATTCTCTGGAGATATTGGTAAAGAGATTATAGATAATTATCAAACTGGTAATATATTGACATTTGGTAATAAATGGTTAAATTTACCATCAGTAGAATCTATGTGTAAGAAAATAAGAAAGGAATTATCATAATGGCTAAGAGGGTTGTTGATTTAGATACATTAATTACAAAATTAGGTGGAGTATTAAATAGAGATGTATATATTATAAACTATACATATTGTATAGGTGGAGATGATACAAATGATGAAAAAGTAAGTGATATCATATTGGAATTAGATTCTGATTTTGTAAATCTTTTAAAAGAATTATATCCAGATACAAAATGTATATATTTTAAAAAGATTAAAGAATCTAAAAAAGATTTAGAGAATAATTTGGATTTGAATACAAATAATAGTATAATAGAAGAATTAGAGAAAAAAATTAATACTATAATAAATATGGTTGGAGATAGTAATCCATGGAATAAATTTATTATTAATAATAATGATTATGATTCTTTCTTTAATAAGAAAGAAGTTATAAAAGGTTTTATTGATAATAATGAAATACCAGATACTGATATCAGTTTACAATTATTTCCAAAATTAACAGAAAAGAATATAGATGATTTTTATTATAAATATTATAAAGATAAATATAAAGATATAGAATTTATTCATATAGTAAGTAAACTATATTCGGATATATTTATGATTTATAATTATTTTAAATATATAAAGATATGATTACAATATAATAAAATAATAAGAAAGGAAAATCCTAAAAAAATATTATTATTTTACTATATTATCTGTAAATGAATGCAGTTGATTTAAATATCATAAATACAGAGTAGAGACATATGCTCCTACTCTGTATTTATTACTTATTTATCATCAGTCTTATTAAGAAGATTATTCATATTATCCATCTGCTTATCAATCATTTCATATATTTTCTTGACAAGTGCGTCCTGGTCCATATACTTAGATAGGAACGGGAACTGATTATAAATATCTTTTATAACCTGTGATCTCTTCAAGTCACCAGACTTCTTGTAATCTTTCCACTGTATCTCTGCTTGGCACATAAGCTTCATCAATTCTTCGTTAATTACCTTAAGAGCTGACTGTACTCTCTGTTCCTGAGATAGTGCAGAATAATTAAGAGTAGTTCTAATTACTGTAGCAATAATAGCAATTACTACTAATATGTTAGTCCACTGACTCTGAATAAGATGTATAAAATTATTAAATCCAGCCATTAAAATACCTTCTTTCATAATAATGTAAATTTATTATTATGTATTATAAAAAGAAAAAAAAGAAGGATGTACAGTCCTTCTTTTTTTATTTTTTACTTGGTTAGAAGATCTATTTCATAATCTTCCATTACCTCCTTCCTGAAGGATTCATAATCGAACCCTTCTGGGATTTTAAATATATACCAATCTATATGATCGCTGAACTCATCATATAATACGATAGGCTCAGTATTTACATATACCGTGTGCGACTCATAGTACCTATTGTCTTCATCCCAGTCGTTATGCTGTTCAACAGCCACTCGGTCTCCGTTAAATTCTAAATCATATCTAACACAATCATCTTCGTGATCCATAAATGCAACAAAACTTAACATATTTACTCCTTCTATACCGTTAAAGGTCGTAATCACCTATAAATTTATTTTATTACTACACGTAAATGATATATATATAGATATCTGAAATACGGATATATGATATAGAAGATATCTATATTATATCTTCTATATCATATAATTTATTCTGCATCTGCTCTTATATCTGCATTATTTGTATCTTCCGTGAAATAATCCGATTCTATTGAATCATCTATTCCGTTATTGTTATTATCTAAAATAGAAGCTTCAAACTTATCTCTTTCTAATTGAGCTTTTACTTCTTCTTTAGTTTCATTGAATGATTTATAACAATAAACAGCAAATGCTATACTTTCTCCTATTACTGCTCCTATTAAAGAACTTAATGCTCCTAGATCTCCTAAGAAGAACATAGTCCACATTGAGTATAATTCAATAATAAAGCAATTTCCTAATATTAAATACATTAATAATTTAGTAGTAGTAAATTTCTTTTTTCTTGATGAAATTTCTTTAATAGGTCTATACATATTTTCTACAGTAAGAAGTTCTAATTCTCTTCTTCTATTTTCCATTTTAAGAAGTTCTTGTTTCTTCTTCTCTATATATTTTTTATCAGACTTTTTATCTTTAGAAATTTCATTATCATTCCAGTCAAGATTAGAATATTCCACCTTATTGTAAATCGGTTCACTCATAAAAAAATTATTCCTTTCTTTTCATTAGTGATTTAATAGGTTGTTAAAATCTACTAAGAGAAAAAAAGAAGGATGTACAGTCCTTCTTCTTTTATTTTTTTTTACTTTGTCGGAAGCTCTATATCAAGAGCTTCTGACACCTCCTTTCTAAAGGCTTCCCAGTCGAAATCTTCTACTGGGTTATCTTCCCATTCAATATAGCCAGTATCGTATTGATTACAAGACATCATATACTCAGAAGAGTTATTATTTCGGACATAATAACTCCAGTAAAAATAAGTATTGTCTTCATCCCCGCCAACGACGTTCTGCTTGGATAAAGTGAGTGGGATACCATTGAATTCCACCTCCCATATTTTTGCAAAACCAGACCAATCATTACCCAAATCCTTAACTGATACTATATTTAACATAGTTTACTCCTTCTCCCCGTTAAGCCGATAGGTCAACTATTATTTATTTTATTATGACACAAAAATAATATATTGGTATTTTTTTTTAATATACGGATAAAGTTATATTTTCTTATTCCTTCTCAGGAATGTCTATATTAAAATATTTCCAAACTTCATATCTAAAGAGATCCATATCGAAATCTTTTGGAGGATTATAAGCACCCCATATTACCTCATTACCATATTCTCGATACTCCAAAATCGCATTACGGGCTTTTACAAGAATCTTTCTGGTTCTGTAATAATTCTCTCCAGTCTCATAAGAGTCAATGAATCTTTCAATAAGTGTCAATCGCATACCATTAAAAACTATTTCATACTGTAAAGTCACATCACCATCATGTTCATAGTGGGTATTATATAACATTTTTAGCATAGTATCTCGCTTTCTCCCCGTTAAGCCTGATAGGACATCTATAAACTTTGTTAATATTTCAAAGAAATAATATATTAATAACTGTATATTTATGAGTTACCATAATTATGATAATAAAAAAAAGAAGAGGACTTAATCCTCTTCCTTTTCAAAATCTGTAAATACGCCATTCTGGAATAGATTATCCCAGAATGCTTTACATTCCTCAAATGTGATGTCCGTCTGAGGTTTTATATCCATGAAAGCATAATGCTTTTCATTATTATTACTAACTCGTTCATTAACCTCTTTAATTTCACGTATTTCTCTAAATCTCATTATTATTTCCTCCTAAGATTAAAACTATTTTATTATTACACAAAAATGATATATATATATATATAAGGTAAATACGGATAGAATAATAAGAGTATAGAACCTATGTCTATACTCTTATTAATAATATCTTAACTATTTTATCTTTTACACATCTGTTAATTACAGATGAAGCCACTTCTCAAGATTGCTCAACTTAACCTGTGCCTGTATACCCTGTACAGCAGCATTTGTATATCTTGATGTTCCCATCAGATATGTATAGCTACCACCAGGAAGGTTAGGTGATCTGTAAGCACTATTCTGACTTGTTAGAATATGAGTTGTGTACTTATAGTGTTTAAATGTGAACTGCTCCTCTGATAGTGGATAAGGAATAATTCTAATTCCATTAAATGTCTTCTCTACATTATCATATGTAGCATTAACCTTCTTTGTTGATACAACCTGTACCTTAATATCTCCAGAAGTTGTAATTCCGTAACCATAATCAAGCTTAACACCATTTGTAACAGAACCTGGTCTTGTTACCCAGTTTACTGCTGAATCAAGAAGTGAAATAAATCTTGGGTTACCATAGATAACAAATGTAAAGTCATCCATCTTTACCTTATCTGCAATATCCTGAAGAATACGATCAATCTTGAACTTAAACATCTTCTCGATGTACTCATTCGGTAGAGCTGTTGTAATACCCATACCATTGCAATCAAATGTATCCTTTGTAATAAAGCTATTCCACTGAAGTGGATCAAGCTCTACTCCATCATACTTCTTAAACTGCTCATCAAGCCAGTTAAGAACTGTAGAGTCTTCCATCTGTGTAAGAATATCAGCAATGTTGTTATATGTCTTCTTATAGAGGTCAATATCCATAAGAGCCTTAACATCTTCCAATTCCTCAAGTGAATATGGAACATCTACTCTCATACCATCTTCGATCTTCCATTCTCTCTCTTCACGAGCATAATCGAATGTAACAGCTCTTTCATTTCTCTCGTTTGACACAGTACCACTAATTACAACACCTGTAATTACACCAGCAGCACTATTAATGGTTGTTGTCTTATTAACAAAATCAACCATACCTGAAATAACATCCTTAACAGGGTGCTTAACATGAGAAGAATCCTCTACTTCTGTATTAATAACACCACCAAGCCATGTTGAATCTGAAAGATTAACTCTCATTGGCTGAGGAAGTGTAATATCATATGTCTGACCTGATACAGTAGCCTGTACCTTCTCAATATAAAGATTCAAACTCAAATCATCATTATCTGTTGCATTTGGAGTAAATGCAGGATCAAGAAGCTTAAGCTCATACTGTGGAAGAGTCTTAATTGTTCCAGTTGGGTTAATTGGAAGACCCTTACCAGCTGAATAAATCTCTTTAAACTCCTCAGTAAAGAAACACTGAGGATATTTCCATCTCTTCTTTGACTTAGGATCTACAACATATGTCTGCTCAATATGCTTCTTAATAAGAGGAGACTTAGTAACCTCTGTCTGGATAATATCCTTTGAAGCAAGCTTCAACTGCTGCTTAATAAGTACAGGAAAATCTACTGCTTTGATAGGAAGAAGTGTTCCTGTTCTTGTTGCCTCTGTTACAAGGTCATTAGCACAGTTATCAAACATCTCTGAAACCTGATCATAGAGACATCCATGTGTACCGTACTCATGATCCATATCATTAGACATAACAGCTGTTTCTGTAGCAAGCTGATCAAGAAGTGCTCCCTTATATGCATTAAGCATTGCTTTATTATTTATAAACTTATTAATATCAACCTTAACATCAATATTATTTGCCATAAGTTCATTATATGCTTCAGTGAAAATATCATCGAAGCTATTCATGTGTACATGATTATTAAATCCTCCGACTGTCTCTGTTGCAACAAAATCAGAGGCTGAATTTGATAAAAATGATAGCATCAATTTTCTCCTTCGTATCTATTCTTTTTAATAATTTATTTTTTATATTCTATAAATTTATATAGGTGTTTTTATATGTTATTTATAAATACAGCTAAAATCCATAGAATACAATCTTGTATTTTATTATTTCAATGTTGCCTTATGATTCGGCTTCTTCTTCATATCCATTAACTTTTTCTTATGTACTTTTATTCTCTGTAATAAAGTAAATACAGCTTGAGTCATTACTACTGCATTTTGGTAGAATAATAGAGCTTTTACATAAGTATCTAATTCAAATTTCATTATCATATACTCATAACATAAATCTTTTATTTCTCTCAATTTAGTACAAGCTGCTTTTAAAATTTTATTAGTATTTAAATCATCACCTATATTATTCTCTAATTTATTAATATAATTAGTTAATGCATTGAGTAAAATTTCAAAGTTTAAAAATAATGCATATTTTCTAGTGGAAGCATATTCTAGTCCTGGTCCTTTTTCACCGTCCTCATTATCAGTATTAGGATCATCAGCAGTATCGGGAGGACTATCGACAGAATCACCTCCGTCTCCACCGTCTTCTCCACCTGCAGTCGGAT